GAAGATGTTGTAGTTTCATATTATTCCATTATTATATAGCGATTCTCCGATTCGTGAGAAACATATTGTGTATTTTGGTTTTCATATACTGCCTTATCAATTGATTGAGAAGCGTATACTTGAATAGAGCCATGCCAAATAGGTTCGGTTGAACCTGAATTCAATAAGGTAGCTCTATATTCACCCCCTACTATTGCACCACTTATAGAAGCGGTAAATCCTATGTATGATTCATATCCTTCGAATGTAATTCCACTCAATGAAGCTGTGATAGTATTCAGCTCATACATATCTTGCAAACTCAATGTGAATGAGTTAGATGAAGTAGGTTCTGTTCTGAATGTATATTCGTTAGATTGAGATATATAGTATGCTAACATTATCTATGATTTATCTTGTCGTTATCTAATAATAACACATAATAAGATAGAAATAGTTAAGCACAAAAAAAGGGAACTCATTTGAGTCCCCTTAATATTTTTATGCTATACTGAATTAGTTAGCTGCTCCGTAAACTACTGTGTAGTTAGCGGTTAATCCACCCAATGCGTTAGTTGTAGTCGAACCTGATAAGAATGTAGCTGGTTGCTTTTCTTGTCCAGTCAAAGTTACTGAATAACCATAAAGGTCACCCATTGCTCCACCTGTTTGAATAGTACCTGCGGTTACATCCGCACCTTCTCTTTCACCAACTAATAATGCATCTCCGTTCATAGTCCATACGATAACCTGAGGTCTACCGTAAGCCATCAACTTCAATTGTGTAGTCATTTCGTTTGTTAATTTCTTCAAATTAAGAGTTAACTCTTGAGAGAAGAATGTAGTACCCGTTTCACGAGATGTGTTTACAGTTTCAGTATATGCACTTGTACCCTTTAATTCATAGTAGTAAAGAGTAGAACCTGATGGGACTGCCGTAATCAATGAATTCGGGTCACCAGGCGTTTGATGAGTGAAAGAACCTGTTGTATAGTTAATGAAGTAAACACCTTGGATACCTCCAACGCTTTCCTTACATACTTCGTTTCTTCCAGCTGATAAATTACAAGCCATATCTTTATTGTTTTAAGTTTTTAATAATAGGGTGATGATTTCTCACCACCCTTTATTTAATTAGTTAGTTACTATTAGTATGCTCCGTAGTAAACGATGTCTGAACCGATACCGAATTGAGTACCTGCAGTGTATCTCATAATAACACGATAGTTTTGAGAACCATCGATGTTGCTCATGTCTAATACCTTCACTTCATTGTAGTCAGATAATAAACCTGTTCCGAAGAATAAGTTTGATTTTTGAGCTGCAACGATTTTAGATGCAGTCATACCTGGACATAATACGATTTCAATACCATTGAAGTTGTATGGTTTTTCACCTACATTGTATTGGTTGTTCCAACCATTTGCTCCTGCAGAACCACCAGCTTGTGATTGTTGGTAAGCTTTAGCTACTTGAGTACCTACATAAAGTACTAAGTCTTGCTTTCCGTAAACAGTTGCAGGGATAGTAGATACTACTGAATCTAATACTGAAATTACGTTAGCTGAAGTTACAGAACCAGAGATGATTGCTGATGTACCACCTGTTGTTCTTGCTGGTAATACGCCAGTACCTGCTGAGATAGAGCCAGATAAACGAGCTTCGAATCCTACGAATTGACCATTTGTTGATGTGTCACCTGGAACTCCTACTGCAGCACCTTGCCAAATAGATTGTTCAGTTGCTTCTGCTACTTTACCACCTACATAAGATACTAAGAAATCGTTAAAGTTCTTAGGGATTTCATCGAATGCAGAGAATCCTAATTGCATAGCCTCCCAAGAGTCTACGAATTCTTGCTTACATAATTCCAAGTTAACTTGTAATTCTTTTGGAGTTAATACTCTTTCTGTGATTGCTACTGAACCTGAATTTGTTTGGAAATCACAAGATGCATCATTGATGATACCTGTTACATCCAATTTTTGAATTACAGATTTGTACTTTACGTTTGGCATAATAGTTATCAACTTCTTATCCAAAGTGTTTGCACTTAAAAGTGCTGCAGCTATATAGCCCGATGCTGCTTCACCAGCGTAAGTTGTGGTGATAGTCGGATTGCCTGCTGCAAAATTTTGTCTTGCTTTCATTTGTTAATTTTTAAATGATTTAAAATATTTTTATTTATAAAGTTTAGATAAGAATGAACTTTGAGAGTTCTCTACTTTCTTACCATAATTTTTATTGTTCTTTTGTGCTGAGAATTTCATACCCTCTTCGATTGGAGCACCATCTAATTTTGGTAACTCTTCTTCCATTTCTTCTTCCTCAACAACGGTTTCATCAACGGGTGGCAACATTGCCTCTTCCATTTTCATCACCTTCTTTTCCATCTCTTCGATGCGATACGCCATTTTCTCCATCATCTTTTTCAATTCGATTTCGATTGATGGTTCTTCTTCTCCATCTTCAGATTCAGTTCCTTTTTCTTTCATTGGAGCTTCATCATCTTGTGGGATAGTTTCAACTGAATCAGTTTCTTCAGCCATCTTTAAAGTTCCGCTTGGTACTTGTCCTTTTAGGTCAGGCATTGCGTTTACATCCATAACATCGCCAGATGCTTGTGGTAAATCTTCAACTTTAACAGTCTCTTCATCAGCAGCTGCTAATTCAACGTTTTCTCTTTCAACAATTTTACCTGCTTCAGATTTAACTTTGATAAGTGTTTCATTTCCTTCAGAATCTTTTAATGCTAATTCATGCATACCATCTGGAGCTGGAGTCTTAGTACCATCTTCAGATACTACGAACAAATCTTCACCAACATCGAAAGTAGCTGATTCTACGATTGTTCCGTCTGCTAATCTAGCATAAGTTAAAATCACTTCGTTTTTTGATAAAAGCGATAGTATCTTATTTAATACAGTTTTTGAATTCATATTAATTTGTTTTTTATATTGTTAATAACATTGTTTGTTTAAAAAGTAATTATTTTTTTTATGTGAATGTAATATATCTGCAGGCAATACTATTTCTATTATCAGTTTCATTTCTAAATCTGGTTGTTACAAAAGGTGCTCCAGGAAAGTCACGGTCATATGCATAGATACCTGAAGTAGGTGATGGTGGTGCTTCGCTTAACCAAATAGTACCAAAATTCCAAAAATCTAAAGGATTTGCATTAAACCCCGTATCTGCCATAGCAGCTACATATGTAGCTTCTGCTATGTTTGGTAAAAACCAATCAGAGTATCCATTGAATGTTCCATTCCAAACAGTATATAATGCGGTATTAGATGCCGGTGATAAAGTGTTGTATGCATTTTGTGTATTGGTAAATCCTTGTCCATATAGACTACTTTGAGTATATGAACCATTTGGGCCCCATGCTAAATTATTTGAAGCAAACCCAGTGTTATATGCAATCAATCCCTGTCTTTTATTATTATCTACATAAACAATAATACCACCTTGATAGAATAATCCTACTCTTAATTTTTGAGTATTGAAAGATAATGATTGTATTAACATTATACTAAATTTGTTACGTTTGTTACTAATACATTTGTTCCATCAAAACATGCTAAAGTTAAAACATCTATATTGCCTGAACCCGTTGATGGTGTATATCCAAAGCCAGATGGTTGTTTAACATTTGAAGTGAACGATGCTGATGCATTTGTATCAGTTGTAATTTGAATCATTGCACTTTGTCCTACTGCAGGGTTTACAATACTAAATGTTGTACGAGTACTTGCTGGTAAAGTAACTCTATAAAAGTTTGCTCTACTTAAATCAATACTTGCAGTTGCATCTACTATACTTTGTGAAATTACATTTTGATATACACTACCTGTTATAGTTAATGAACCTTCAATGAATGTATTAGAACCACTATCGATTAAGAATCCAGTCTTTCTATTAGCCGCAGTACCTGTACCAACTGCAAAAACAGTCTGAGCCGATTGTGCTTTATTACCATCTAATGCGTTATATCTACCAAAGAATGCAGAACCTTCAGTTCTAAGTAGACCTGATAAGTTACTTGCATTACTACCGGTTACACCTAAACTAAAGCCGGCAATCATTGTTGAAGCTAATGCGTTTGAACCTGTTTCTGCATATGGTAAATTTGCAGTATTACTATTTCCGAATATTGCGTTATTTTCAATATGTCTGATATATGAGTTTCCTTTTAAATCATTTGGGTCAGAACTTCCACTTGTAGTTATTGTAGTATTCAGTGCTGCAAATGTATTATAAGCTACATATGTTGCGTTTGATGAACTTATAATTGCAGCTCCACTTCCACTTGCATTATTATTTAAGGTTAGTGCTCCACCAAAATTACCTACATATTGTAGAGAGGATGATGCAGCGTTTAAAGTTGTAGCGGCAAAAGCAGTTTGATTATTAGTTATATTTAAAAGTTGTGTAGTATCTCTTCTATTTGCAATAACAGTCAAACTATTATTTAAAATATTAGCACTTACATTTAAACCTGTAACTATTTTCTCTGCATTATTTGCTACACTACTTCCTATGTTTAATGCCTGATTTATAATATTGCCTGAAATTGCCCATGCAACAGAGCTAGTCGCAGGCCCTCTCATAGTTGTGGTTATCGAACTACCACCATAAAAGTTATTATTCATTGTTGGACTAAATGCCATACTACCACTTATTTGTGGAACGTTGCTTGGGTTCAACATTATATTTCCACTACCACCAATGTATCTTTTAAAACCTGCAGTTGGTGCTGCTGGATTTATAAATAAGTTATTACTACCTGATATGATTGTATCAGCAGTATTACTATTATTTTTGAATATTAAGTTTACTTGCGTTGATGTAGATGCACTTATGTGTGCAGATGCAGATGTAAATGATTTTGCAACTAACATTAAACTACCAGATACATCAGATAGAGTTACACTATTTCCTGCTGCATCTACTAATGTTTGGTCTCCTGTAAATGTATTAGAAGCTGTTGTTGCATAACTTGCAGTAAAAGAAGATAACACATCTACTCTTTGTGTATTACTTGCAGTATAATCGTTTAAGGATTGAGTTGTAAGATGTATTGCATTTAAATCAGAATTTGTAGATGCAGTAAATGTATTATATCCTGTATTGATTAGTAATTGAGATGCAGTGAATGCGTTTGTTGTATTGAATTGAGCCGTTACATTTAGTTTATTAACATACAATTCTCCTTCAACATATGTACTACCACTTAGTATTTGATTATCGTTTGATGCATCTCCA